ATTGAAAATAGTTCAGGTAAAGAAAAGCAGATGTTTATAAAAGAATGTTTTGATTATATTGAAAAATTTATAAAAACTGAACTTGATTTAATAAAACTTGGTCAAGAATATACTGGGACTGAATATAATGAAGTAGTTTTATCAAATTTTAAAATAGATTCAATAACTTTATTTAATGAAGGTGACATGGATTTATTGGAAAATAATATTATACAATTAAAAAAACTATGGAATGGTGATATTTATATATTAGATTTAACTAAATGTACTTCAATATCAACTTCCGATTTTATTAAAAAAAGGATTTTAAGTGAAATTTAACGAATTATTACAATTATTAGAATATACTGAAGAAACTAAAGGTAAAGAATGGGCTATGTTTTTAGATGGTTTAATACCATTGAGTCCTAGTATAATGAAACGTCTTAATAAAGTTAAAGAAGATTATGATGTTTATCATGCAACTGATGTTAATGGTTTAAAAAATCTAATAAAATTGCAGGGTAAATCTAAAGGTATATCTACGACGACGATTGTTGATGATATGATACAAGGTGGTATTGATACTAAGGGTGGAATAATTGTTAAATTGACTGGTACTTCTATATTTCATGCTGCAGGTGATGCGTGGACAACTAAAGATAGGAATGGTATGCGTTGGATAAATACTGCTGCATCAACTGTTAATAATATGATGACTAAATATTATTTTATATTAAAATTAGTTGAAGACATAAAAAAGATTACAAGAGATATTGCAGTTGATGTGTTTGATATTGATATAAAGAATCATGAAGATATTACGCCAAATCAACTTGGTAATTATATGGATTCGAATGGTACTGGAAAGCTTAAACATGAGTTTATTAAGAGGTGTTTTGATGAAGTTGAAAAACGTTTAACTATATTTGATTGGGATAAGTTTGGAAATCTATTTTTAGTACCTTATGCAAATGATGATTTTATAGAATATAATGAATGTATTTTAACTAAATTTAAAATAAATGATATAACACTTGTTAACATGTATGAAGAGAAGACTAATACTATAGAGGTGTTTGATTTATTTAAAAAAATTAAAAATATTTGGAAAGACGATATATACGTTATTGACTATATGGATACAAAACCAGGTGAAGATTTGACACCAATATTAGAAGCAAATCGAGTATTGGCAAAAGAATACTTTAATAAATAGAAAATTAATTAAATAATTGGGAAATAGTAATGAGTAATAAATTAGATTGGGATGGTTTAAATGAGACGTTGGGTATTATTGAGGATGAATTGCCTGAAATATCTTCTCAAAATCCAATAACTGCGAAAGGTGAGACTGATTTGACTACATATTCAAATGGTAAAGTTGATGTAAATGTTTCTGAAATGTATGCTGAGTTGAATAAGTTGATGGATGTAGGAAAGCGTGCGATGGCTAGTGCAAGTTATATATTGGAAAGTACTGGTGATGCTGAGTCGATTAGTGGGGTTGCGACAATGTTGACATCTTTAAAACAAATTCTTGGTGAATATAACAAGATACATTTAATGAATTTAAAATTTGAGCAGCAAAAAGAATTTGAGCAGATTAAGTTTAATAATAGAATGAAGGCAATAGCTGCAAGAAATTCTGAAGGTGAAGGCGAAGATATAGAAGACTTGTTAGCGTATAATACTGATAATATAATTGAAGCTGTATTAGCACAAGAATCAAATTAATTTTATAAATAAATAAAAAGGAAACTAAAATGGAAGATACATTTAAGAATATTTCAAATGCATATTTAAATATAAATGAGAGTGTTATTGGCGATATTGAAAGTGATAAAATTTTCACAGCTGATGATAGTTTATCAAAAACTACTGCACAAGCAAATATTTTAAATTTTTTTGAAAAATCAAATTTGGAAATTGGAAAACAATATATGTGGAAAATTGATGCATTAGCAACAATGTGTGGAGTAAGTGTAGATGATTTTATTAAATTTGGTGTTCAAGATGAAGATTTTATGATGAATTATTCGACTGAAATACCTGTAGAAGATGGTAATTATATATTTAAAGTAATAAAAACTGGATAGAATGAAATTTTATGATTTATATGAAGCTGTTGCATGGGAAGCGAAATTATTAGAACATATTTTTATGGGAAATATTCCTTTAAGGAATTCTATTTTCAAGAGATTGGGTGCAATAAAGCATGTTGATTTGGCATATCATATATGTAGTTTTAAGAATATAGATAATCTGAAAAAAATGGTTGGAAAAAATAAGGCGTTATCTACATTTACACGTGGTCATTATGATATTTCATATGGTATACATGGTGGAGATGATGTATTGGTTGCAGTTGAAGGTGAACAATTAATGAAATTTGGAACAGATTCTGATACTGCTCCTGAAGGTGGAACACGGTGGGTATCAGGTGATTTTGTTTTTGCAGAAGACTTTAAAAAAGAGTATAAGCAAATGGTTAATAAAGTATTTAATACTAAAGTTAAGAATCTTAAATATTTTTATGAAGTAGAAAAACGTGTACCAAATAGAGTTAAAAATTATGACGGAAAGAAAAAGTCTAAATTAATTAAGCAGTATTTTGATGAAGTTGAAAAATTATATAAAAAATATACGTTAGAAAAGATATTTATAGAAAATAAATATAAAGCTAATAGTTATAATGAGGTTATACTTCAACAGATTAAAATTAAAGAAATATATTTGATTGCAGGTGATAATTGGGATTATAATGATTTTGATGATAAAATTACAGGCGAAGTATTTGATATTAATGCATCAGAACAATTATTTAATAAATATAAAAATGAATTAACTGGTGTTATATATAGAGATGATATCGAAATTGTTGATATAGAAGAAGGCAGTTATATAGATGTTAAATATAAATTTGAAAAATAAAGGAAATAATATGAATTTTAAAAAATTTTTGATAGAAAAGAACTTATATAAGTTAGATGAGAAAAAAATTGAGATAGATTACTTTAGTGATGAAGATGATTTTATACAAGAAGAACCTGAAGTTGAGTTGTCAAATCACGATAAGGGTATAATAGTTGCAGTTAATATTTTAACTGAAAAGTTTAAAGAAGTGTTTGAAACTACTCATGATTCATTTATTTCAAAGTGTATACAAATTGGAAAGGAAAGTGTTTTAAAAGCATATATAAAAAAGGTACTTAAAAATTCAGATTGTAAGTATTTAAAAACATTTATCTCAACTAATGCTGATGAGATTTTAGAAAAATTAATTATATCAATTGATGACTTTTTAAGTGATAATATAAATAAAAATGAATTAAAACGAATTAAGAATCAAGAAACTGCTAAAAAATCTTCAATAACAAAGGCAATGAATAAATCTAATTATATGAATTCATTAAAAATTACTAAAGAAGAAGCTGCGACAATTGAAGCAGCTCTTGGAAAATAAAAAACTAAAATTTTACAAATTTATCTTGTGCTCCATACTCTAAAGTAAATCTCATAAGGTTTTCTCTACAGCGTGGGCATAATATAGGATAATTATCAATTTTACTATTCATTAACTTATTTTTATCAAATTCAAATTCTGTTTCTTCATCTGGGTGTAAAATTTTGTTATATTTTTTATTAAATATTTCTAATTTTTTATCATCAATTTCGGGTATAATAAATAAATCTAAATATAAATTATAAATATTACCTTTGTAATTACGTATTTTTAATTTATTTTCTCTTACATCAAAATTTACACCTTCTTTATGAGAAGGATATCTCCCACAATTTGAGCATTTATTAATTTTCAATTTCTACTCCTAATATTTTTTGTATTTTTTTTATTGCAGTATTAACTAAATTTTTAGTTTTTTTACTAGATAAATTTAGTTCGTCTGATATTTTATTATACTTCATATTTTTAAAATAAAAACAATTTAGTGCTTTTTGCTCAACTTTATCCAATTTTTTAATTGCGTATATTAATTTTGATTTAGTTTCTTTAGAAACTTCATTTTTAATAATATTTGTAAGTGCATCTGTATCATATTCATCAGTTAGGCTTTTGTCACAAATAAAATTTTCTAAAGTTATACCATCTTTCGTTTCATTATCAATATAAACTAGAGAGTCATCAACATGATATTTTAAAACTTTATCAAATTGCCTTTTAGTAATGTTTAATTCTTTTAAGATTTCTTCATTAGATTTACCTTCTTTTTTCATAGCTAAATATTTATTACATCTTTCTTGAAAACCAATTGATGTTGCTATTAATCTATTATTTTTATGATAAAAACATTTATCTCTAATATATTTCATAATCCAATGTCTAGCATAACTTATAAAGATTGTATTCCGAGATGGATCATATTTATATGCAGCTTTGACTAAGCCTTCGTTTGCTGCTGAGACTATATCTGCAAATTCTACATTATAATTAATTCTTTGATTTTGATATGCCATTTTAAGTGCAAATTTTAAATTTCTGTGAATTAATCCTTCTGGTGTATCTGATTGGTCATTTTCAACTGCTTCAATCGATTTATAGTATTTATTTCTGTCCATAATAAAATTCCTTATCTTGTTTTTACAACTTTAGTATATTTTAAGCCTTCTGCTTCTGTCATTTGTTTAATATGACTTTCTTTTAACCAATTAGATTGTCTCATACCCATATTTCTATATTTAGCTATAAATTTAAAAGGCATACCTTTTTCTAATAAAAAGTTTTCATATTTTCTCAATTTTTCTTCACCAAATATTCTATATAAATTAAAAATATGTTTAAATTGTAATACAATTTCTTCTGGACATGTTCCGTTTATATAACTTTCATATTGACCAGTTTCTTTATAATATTCAATAGTACCTTTAATAGTCAACGGAAAGTAACATCTGTCGATATCTTTTGTTTTAGATGAAATTTTTTCCATTTTATTTACTTCTTCTTCTGTGTCAAATACTTCATTTGCCATTTTAATTCTCCTTTATTAGTTTGTTTTTAATTCTATAAATAACGCATACGCTTGTATGCTTTTATCAACTACGGTTGATGCACGATAAATATAATCTGCACATAATACCATTTCAGCTGGACCTTTTAATGTGTTAAACATTTCTGACATTAATATTTCATAATCATTTTGAAATGCATCTTCATTTGATATTGCCATTTTTCTCATTTCATCTGTAGTTTTGCAAGATAATATTTTTTCACATAATAATCCTAATTGCTCAACATCAATTATTCCAACATTTGTAAGTGTACCACTTGAACACCAAGATTGAAGAATATTAATTATCGCTCGAATATCCGGACGTTTTGTTTTGATAATAAGTTCTACAAATTCTTTTAACGTTTCTTGAGTATATTCAATTTCCTCAAATTTAAGAATTTCTACAACTCTTTTTAGAATAGATTTTGTATCAGCTTTTGGAATTATATGCTGACATCTACTTTGAATAGGTTCTGGGATTTTGTTTAGATAATTACAACTTAATAAAAAGCGTGTATCATCTGCGTTTTCTTCGATAATATTTCTTATTGCATTTAACGCGTCAACTGACATTCTATCTACTTCTCGAAGATAAACTATTTTAGGTTTACCAAAACTCATTGCTTCACAAAATGGTCGAATAACATTTCTTACTGAGTCCATATTACCATTTATTTCACAATTAATTATTTTAGTATCAGCATCTAATGCATTTAATAAAATATTTATAGTAGAGTCTTTTCCAACTCCAGGTTTTGCTGCAAATAATAAATGCGGAACATTATTATTTTTAATAAAATTTTTAAACATTTCTTTTAATTCTGGAACCAAAATCAAATCTTCCATTGTTTTTGGTTCATACTTTTGTACCCACATTTTATTCATTATCACTTCCTCCTTTTGTTAAAAAATATTGACCATAATGGAAATCTCCACTATACGTTATTTTAATTCCATCACAATTAATATAATACCAATAATCATGGTTCCAACCATTTCTATCTAATTCATAATCAACAATTTTAAATTGAGATTCTAATAATTCAATTAAATCGTTTGGACATATAAAATTTGTTAACTCAAACTTTCCTCTAGCCGAAGATTTAATCCATTTTATAATAGAATTACGTTCTTTCTTATCAATTTTTGCAACTTGTCCCATATTATAACCCACTCATTAAGATTGTTTTTATTGCGTTTTTAGCTTTTTCCTCATTTTCAAATTTTACTTCTTCATTATATCCAAGTAAGATTTTACTTCCTTGTAATGTAATAGGTCCTTTTAAATTTGTACATTTATTAATGATTAATATTTCATATGTTGTATTAACATTAACATTTCTCATACTTACAACACCATCAATTCCAACTTCAAATAACATACTCATTAGTTTCTCCTTTTTATTTTTATTAATTTGTTATAATATATAATAACACTTTAAAATTATTTTTAAACTAAATATATTAAAAATGTGCAGTTATTTTTAACATTTTTTCAGTTGGATTAAATGAACATGAATGTGCTTCAATAAAATCACTATCAGCATCTTCAAGTGAATCTGCTAAAGTTAAGCCTTTTAAACTAACTGTTTCCCAGCCACCAACTCTAAAATATGAGTCTTCAATTCTTTCATACACAACTCTTATGTCTTTCAATTTAATACCAAAATTCTTTGCAGAATTTAATACTGACATAAGCTGTTCACAATTTAATTCATTCGTCATTTCATATCTCCTTAAGTTAATTTTGTAACATTAATGTCTTCAATAACTAATATATCATTTTCTTTCATTATTGATTTAGCTTTAGCTATGGATTTTTCTCTACAGTTAAAAAGCGTAACGTTTGTAATTATTCCAATTTCGCCTTCTTTACCATAATATAACATCCATCTTTTTCTTTTTTTTCCAAGTCTAATTGTATATTGATTCATTTTGCTTCTCCTTTTAATTTATTTCAAAAAATTCTGACGAGATTGTATCCATGCATGATATTAAATCACACATTACAATTGAATCACATTCTCCGTCCATATCACTACATTTAACTTTACCTGCATCATGTTCTAAATAAAATACTGAACCACACTTTGGACATTCATACTCCAACATTGACTCATGTGGATCACTTATTATATTCGCTATTAATACTTTACTCATTTTAATTCTCCTTTAAAATTTATTTTATCTCCATTATTTCTTCTATATATTCTATTTCTTCTTGTATATAATCAAGACACTCTAACCAACTACTATGTTCAGAAAATTGTTTTTCAACTATTCTTTTAACTTGATTAATATTTAAAACGCTTGAATAATTTTCATACATTATTTCAATTATTGTACACTGTAGTTCATAAAATTTTTCATCTCTAGCTTTTTGATTGTTTCTTCTAATTTGTTTAGCATCTTTAATAGCCATTTCAAGAAACTCTCTATTCCAGCGAACAGATTTTTCTTCATCTTCAATATGATTACTTTTGTAAACTTTTGGTGTTTCAACAGGTACATTATAATAACCAATTTCAATTTTTCTTTTAATTTCTGATAGTTCCATTTTAATTCTCCTTTTTTTATTAATTTGTTTATAATATATAATAACACTTTAAATTTATTTTTAAACCAAAATATAATTTATTTTAATTAAAAATTATAAATAAATAAAAAGGAAAATATATGTCATATTCAATAATGGTAATAGGTGATGGTGAATTTAAAAGCTGGACACCAGAAGTTGCAGATTTAGCTGCTGCAAAAGCATTAATGAAAAATATTGCAACTGAAGGATATTGTTTTGAAGAAACTAGAACAGATAGATTAGGTGTAGAGTATACAGTTTCATTTTATTTACCACCTGGTTCAATACAATTTTGTAAAGCAATTCCGACAGGTACAATAGAGTAATGAAAAAAGATTATGTTAGATATTTAAAGCAAGATAAAAATAAAGGTCATCAAGATTTGCTCAAATCATATTTAAGTGAAATGATTTATAGTTATGGAGTTGATGTTAGATATTGGAGAAAAGAGATTGATACTTTTATAACTCCAGCTATTTCAGGTGAATTTTATAATCATTTGTATGGTGAGTTGCCATCTGCGCCATTTTCTATATCTGGTGATATGGTTGTGCATTTAATGGTTAATAATGATGAGTGGATGATGGCTCAAATGGGGATTCAAAATACTGGTTCGTATACAATATCGTTTTTGTGTGATGCATTTGAAGAGAGTATGAGACAAAAACTTGGATATGAAACTAGTGGAAATTTTAGTGGTGTAGTGAGTGGTAGTATATTATCAGGTGACGTTAAAGATTTATTATCTACGCAAATACTTGTGAGTGGAAATATAACTGATGGTGATGTTGATTTACGTGTTAGTGAAAATATATCATTGGGAGATTATGCTAGTATTAATTCAATTCCTGAATATATAGGTATTTCACCAAATTCAGAATTTATAATACCAGATTATTATGAAAATTTTGTAGAGTTAAGTGGTAGTGTTAGTGGTGGTTTAGATTTGATTGAGTTGAGTGGTGAGTATATTTTAAGTGGTAGTGTTAGTGGTGATATTGGATATAAGAGTGATGTTGCATTGATGACAAATCCTGATTGGAAGATGGCACCGCAAGTTGGAGATGTATTTGAAATGTTAGGAATAGATTCTGATTTACCTGCTGAGCAGTATGAAATAACTAGAATAATAGATAAGAATTTAGCAGATGAAGAAATGAATCAATTTTTAGGACGATATATTTGGAAATGTGATTGCGTTAGAAGAGAAGCAAGTTCAGAAGAGTTTTATTCAAATGATAAGTCTGGAAATAAAATCGAGAATATTGACGAATATAAAGAAGATGGTATTAATGAAAATCTTTGGCAGAAATTAGATTTACAAGATATTTCAGATGAACAAATTTTCGACTATAAAAAACCTGAAGATGAAGAAGACAGAACACAAGATGATGTCGATATTCAAGCTTCAAATGATGAAGATATTTCGTCAGTATATGGCAACTATTAGATAAACTTCATGATAAGAGATGGTGAAGAGATAGATTTAATATAAATTATAAATAAATAAAAGGAATTTACACATGAATAAAGAAACAAAATTAATTGATGAAGCATATGAACGTATATATTTAGAAGAAGATTCAAAATATATAAAAGATACAATTAAATATATAGATGGATTACTAAAAGATAATGAATATTCTAAAGAATCAAAATCATTCTTAGAGGGGATTAGAGATTTTGCAAAAGAGAAAAACTTTTTGACAAGGGGTCAAATTGGTGCCCTTGGAAATTTTGCGAAAGGTTCACCTGTAAAAATAAAATAAAAGGAAATAATATGAATAATGAAACAAGATTAGTAGAAGCTGCATATGCAAGTATGTATGAAGAAAACGTATTAAGTGAAGGTATGTATGGTTCAAATACAATTTCGTATAGAGACGAAAGGAATGCAATTGATACATTTCAAAATGTAATACACAATATAGAAGGTGCATATTGTGGTCGTGAAAAGAAACGTACTGAGGGTAGTACTGGTAATTCAATGAGGATATTTTTTACAGTTGAATGTGAAGATGTTGAAAGTGCAAAACTAATTCAAACTACATATAAAAAGCGTAATAAACTTGAAGATTGGAATGATTTAGTATCAAAAGATTTAAAATGTGATACAGCTACGTGTGAAGGATTTTATATAACTGGAAGAAGTAAAAGTGTTTTAAAATTTACTTTAAACGTTTTATCATCTGAGTTTTTAAGAGGTAATGGTAATATATATAAAGGTAACAATGGCGAATTTGGAATTACTTAAAAATAAATAAATAAAAGGAAATAAAAATGAAAGATTTTAATAGCTTATGTGAAGACACATATAAAACAATGTTGGGAACAAATTTAAACGAAAATAATGACAAATATGTTAAAGATACAATTAAATATATTGAAGACATATTAAAAAATGTAGACGATAAAGGTGCTGAAAAGTTTCTTAACGGCTTAAAGGATTTTTTAGATAAGAATGAGTATTTAACGCCGAAGCAAGTTGGAGCTTTAGGAAAATTTGCGCCAGGCGCACCAGATTCAGCTAAAAAATAAATATATAAAGGCGTAATATGAATTTTAAACAATTATTAGAAGATTATGGCACATTTGGTATGGCACCTGCTGAGCCTGCACTATCACCATCTGATCAAGTTGCAGTTGCAGATAATGTTACAGCAAGCGAAAAATCAAATGCAGATGCACAGTCAGCGTCTGATTTAAAAGTGTCAAATGATTGTTATAGTAATGATAAATGTCCTGATTGTAAAAAACGTAAAAAGGATTGTGAGTGTTTAGAAAAAATTGAAGAAGAACTTTATAATATACGTGAAGAGGAAGCTATATTATTTTTAGAAAGAATTAGTAGAACTCCAGGTGAGCTTAAAAAGAAAAAACGTGAAGCATTAAAGCGTAAAAAAGAGCAAATTAAAAAAATTGGTATGAGTGAATATAATAAAAGATTAAAAAAATCTGCCAAAGCTAGAAATAAGCCTGAAGCAAAACGAAATGCTGCTAAACTTAGAAAAAAATATATCAAATCAAGTGCAGGTAAACTAGCATTAAAACAAACTAAAAAACGTCAAGGGATGTTTAAATAAAAGGAAATTATATGAAAAAATTTAACAAATTAGTAGAAAGTATATTAACAGAAAAAATTAAATTAATTGATCCAAAAAATAACAAAAAATTATCATTTACGTGGCATGAGTCTGATTATGAGACAATTAAAAATATTAATCGACATAATTTAGAGTATCTTGAACAAGATAATGAGGAATATGTTATAAAAGGTTATGAACAGGATATACTTAGTTTTTTAAAATCCGAAGGATATACTGAAAAAGAAATAATAAAAACATATTATTAATAAATAAAAAAAGGAAATAATATGAAAAAATTTAACAACTTAGTAGAAGAAACGTTATTGGAATTAACTGGTAAAGTTGATTGGAAAAAAATAGAAAAACAAATTAAAAATAAAGAAGACTTTTATGATTTATCTTGTAAAATGTCAGCTGGTGAAACTGGTGTAGGTTATACAGTTAATTTTGGGAATGTTTTTTATAATGATAACGGTATGAAGTTTAAAGCATTTGGTGCTACAGAAGATGATTATAAATTAGCAGAAATACTTAAAAAAATATTTAAGATTAAAGAATCAGATGTTAATGTAATTGAACCAGATGAATTAGATAAAAAATGGTCAAAAATTTGGAAATAAAAAGGTAAACAAACATTGAAATTCTACACGAGTTCTTTACAACTTCAAGATTCTGTTGCACAAGTAATGGATGTCTTTGGAAAGATTAAAGTTCATAGATACAAACATACTAATGAAGGTCCAATTAAAGGAAAGTCATTAGATATACCAGTTGTTTATGGAACAAGGTCTCGTATTGTTAAAAGTATAGAATCTAAAACTGGGACACATACTGTTCCATTTATTGCTATTTCAACTGGAAGCATATCAGTTGATGATTCTCGTGTTCATAGTAATCATGAAGGGTTATTACATCAATTTGAAGGTAAAGATTCAGTTTATGATTGTAATTTGAATGCACCTACACCAGTTACTATTGAATATAATATGACAATAGTTTCAAAATATCACGAAGATATGGACCAAATTTGTTTAAATTTTTTACCACATTTTAAGCCAGATGTAAGTATAGTTACACGCAATCCTAAAATAGAAGATTCTTTTATTAAGACTTCATTATTATGGGACAAATCTTTAAGTTATGAATTTCCAGAAGAAATAGCAGAATCTGATGTAGCTCGAATTGTTGTTACAACTTCGTTTACACATAGAACGTGGATATGGCCTGGAGATGATGTTAAATTTGCTCAACCAATTAGTGGTAATACAATATTGAATGTTAATATAAATAATACGATATTGAATGATGTATATGGTACTGATTATGGTACAGGTACTTTAGAGAATTTTTATGATGTGCCAAATGCAATGGAATTTGATGAGTTTACAGATAATATAAAAAATGGATTAATATTACCTGATGGAGATAGATTAAATTGGGATGTTGGACAATCTCTTTCAGGTGATATAAGTGGAAATATTGAAGTAATTCAAGAAGCAGTACCTGAACATAGACAAACTAAAAATTGGGAGATTAACAAATGAGATTAATAACTTTAATAAGATATAACATAGAAATAATAATATTTTTAATGTTTACAATAATATATAAATAAATAAAAAAGGAATTTAAATGAAAAAATTTAATAAATTAGTAGAAGAAGCATATTCAGTAATTCATCAACCATTGAATGAAAATAATTTAAACGATATTGATGTCAGTGAAGATTTAAATGATATTATGATAAATCTTAAAAAAGATTTACAATTATTAAAAGATGAGTTTAATATAACAGTCGTTAGTGCAAAAGGTTATATAAGAAATCCAGAAAGCATTGGAGAAATAAAATTATCAAATAAAGATAAACTTTCTTGGGATCAATTTAACGATACAGGAGGAGCTGGAAATTCTCAAGATAGAGAAATAATTAAATTTAACAACAAAACTTTTGATGGTGAAATTATTGATATGATTTATATGTATAAAAGATTTAAAATGGGAGTTTTAAAATAAAATAATTACTATGTCAAATTTAAAAGAATATAAATATATAGAATCACCTGGGGTTGCAAGAGATTGCATGTGGATATGTAATATTTTGTTTAGTAAGGTTGACCCTAGTTTAAAAGCTAGGGATTTATCTGTGAATTTGACTAATTTCACATTACCTGAGCAAGGCGTTATGACGTCAGAAATTCACCACAATGGTGCAGTTTTATCAATGCCATCTCCTGTTAGAGAAACTTCAAGAGAAATAGTACTTGATTATATTATGGACGCTGAATTTAATAATTTCAAAACTTTATGGAAATGGATTACGTTGATGGCAGCAGAAATTGGAGCAGGAGACGCACCAGAAGTAGGAGGTTTATTAGAACCTTTGGTGGTACCAGTAGATTTATATCTTTTAAGCTCTTTCAAAAAACCAATATTATCATTTAAATTTGAGAATGCATATATAGCTAAATTTGGTGAATTATCACTTCAATACCAAAGTGATAACGATCCTCTAACTCATAGCTTTACAATACAATATAGTCATCTAAAGTTAGAAAATAAAAATGAAAAAATTTAACAGATTAGTAGAAGACGCATACACAGGAATGTATGAAAAAAATATTAGTATTAAACAATTACATGAAGCAAAAACTGTATTAGCAAAAGACTTATTATTGAAATTTGTAAAACAATCTTATACTGGTTATGGTCATGAAGTTAAGGCACTTGCAGAATTGATTGATAGTTATAATGAAACATTTAAAAGTGTTAGATCAGTTGATTTTAAAGAAGATTGGGCAATTGGTGCAGGAGAACCTGAGTTTGATGATAATTGGAACTTTGATGATTATTTTGGAGCAGATGTTACATTTTCAGAAATGTATGCTGTATCAGAAAAAGAATATAAAGATTATTTAACACATGGTACATCAAAAGATGACATTAAATGGTTAATAGATGAAATAACTAAACTTATTAAATAAAATATTAATGTTAAAAACACTGAATTTAAATTTAAATTCAGTGTTTTTGTTTAAAACTTAAATGTAGCAATCATTTCATTTGGACTTGGTGTATGTGAGTTATTTTGACTTGGATCTGACCAACCATTATTAGAACTTTGACCAATTGAGTCTTCATCAAATACATGGACTGTTCCAGAATTTTCAATTAAGTTTTGGTTTCTGCTATCTAAGTTAATATCTGTTTTAAATTTAGAATCAATGTCATCTTTACTATTAAAATGAGGAATATAATCTTTGAATGCAATAGGTTTAGGATTACCTAATTTATCTTTTTCATATGTAACTATCCAATAATTTTCAGCAATTTTTGGATATAACGCAAAAAATGCCCATATAAACGACATCACATAATCATCATGACCTGTACTAGCAGCAAAAGTAGTTTGTGCGCGTCCGCCTTGTTTTCTTTCAAAGTATTCAAGTTCTTCTATTAATTTAGGACTTGAAAGCTCACATTCTTCAGGGTTTAGATTATCTTTTACGAATAAACACGCTGTAACTTTAACGATATTTGTAACATACATACCTACATCTCGACTTTTATTTTCATAATTTATTAATTCGTCTATTTCGTATACTAAATGTAAATTAGAAATTACTGTATGTCCAATACCATTTGCTTCACCTAAACAATGAGCATGATTATAGAAATTTGAAGTTTTTGCAATAACGTATGAAAAATCATGTGGATTAATTGTATTATTTCCATAATATGCAACTATTTTTAATTTTTTAATATTAGTAATATCTAAAACATGAATAGTGGAGGCATCACTACCTAAACCTTCTGCAGTATCATATCCTAAACTATATACATGATCTTTTATTGGTTTTTCTATAATATTAATTGAAAATTTATTATAGCCTTTAATAAATTCTTTAGTTTTTATTTTATTATCTTTTCTCCATTCGATATATTTAGAATTATATTCTCGAATAATTTTATTATCTATTAATGAAAATCCTGTACCGAAGAATTTATTTTCAAATTCTTGTGCAAATTTTCTTATAGCGCTATCACCACCACCAAACGTTTCAATCATTTGTAATTTCCATGCTTCATCTCTACCTGGAAATACATCCCAATTCAATTTTGAACTTGCCCATTCACCACCAGGATTTAATTGTGCATTATTAAAAGTTTCATAAAACCAATTACCAGTTCCGTTTGGTGTTGATACTACAATCATTTTAGTTCCTTTAACTGAAGATATAACTGGAAATACTGATGATGCAAAATCATCCATAATATTTTTTGGTATAAATGCAAGCTCATCCATACATAAAATATTACAAGATTCACCACGAGCAGAGTCAGGTGAAGTTGCTATACCTTTAACTCGACTTCCGTTTGATAATTCAATTGAGCTTTTATTAAATGATATAATACCACATTTAAGCCATTGTGGAAGTAATTCGTATGCTAATCTAATTCTACCAACAATTTCTAATGCAGATGAAGCTTTATTTGAACATATTAATGCTTTAACATCTTTTTTGAAAAGCATTTCATGTAAGATAACTATAGTATAACTTGTAGATTTTCCAACTTGTCGACTTGCAGAAATAATAGTCCTATCACTTTCAGACATCATTTTAACCATTTCTTCCTGTTCAGGATACATCTTAATTATTTCTTTACCACGTTTTAAATGAATAATTGTAAAATATTTATTAGCAAAATATACTATATCATTTTTACATTTAATTATTTCTTTAACTCTAAACTCAGCTTCTTCTTTAGATATATACTCAGTATAATCAGGAGATTTTAAATTTGGATTACCACGTATAAAGCCATTTTCAGCTTGTAAATTTTTCATAAAATCACCTTATATATGTAACATTAATTTTAAAGTATCTATAGCCCAATAGTTATTAATATTTTTTAAATCTTGATTTTTAACACAAGAACTTATATCAATAATTACATATTTATATAAATATTTATCAATACCATCATAGTTTTTATAATGACAAAAAGTTGGATTATTAATACCTTTTGATTTTAATATTTTTTTATATTCTTTTTCTTGAATAAGAGAATGCACATATACAACAGTTTCATTTATATTATTATCTTTAGCGAGCCAATCTAACATAAAATATGAAGATCCAGTTTGTCTACCAAAATCTAAATTTAGTGTTTTAAATTCTTTAAGTTGGTGCATTGGTGATAAATTTGAAATAATTTCTTTTTGTATTTCTAATTCTTGTAGTTTATTTTTGACGAGTGATTGACGTAACTCGAAATACGTTTTCAATATATTTTTCATAAAGACATCCTTTATTTGTTTTATTTATTTATAATTTTAAGTTTAATTAAGTTTTTTATAAATAAATAAAAAGAGAATAATATGAGTGAACGTACAGACGCTTCAAAAGCAGTAGGTAAATTGATAAAAATGTTAGATAAACCACCAAAAATAAAACCAGATGTATTAGAACTTATGGATGTTTTCAAAAATATTTATGAGTCTGATACAAAAAATTTAAAAGAGCTTAAAATACAAATTGGTTATCACATCAATTATATTGAACGAGTTTTGGACGGTGAAGAAAAACTTAGTTTAGATAATTCATTTGGTTATACTGATGAAAGAGGTGCAAGTTTAATATTAAGAAAATTGAATAAAATTCTTAATAATGCCTCTACTTTTATTAAATATAGAGATGAAATTAATGCTGACAGCGATAAAATTAGTATAATTGAAATATTAAAAGAATTACAAATTAATATAGATAAACTTTAAGGAAAAATATAATGGAAAAATTTAACGAAAAAATAAAAGAAATATATGAAAGTATAAATACTCAAGAATTATATGAAGCCAAGAAGAAAATTGGACAAAAAGTTATAGAAAGCTTAGATAAAATAACTGATACTACTATTGCTTTTTGGGATACTTATAATAAAAGATGGCGTGAGGAAACAAGGGATATTCTTATAACTCTTCCATGGTTTAAACAAGACTCTACTATTGGTGAAAGAGATGTTGAAAAATTATTAAATAATACATATAATTTAAGTGATGATGATTATGATAGCCTTAATAGACCACAATCTACTGACGCAATAGAATATGATAATATTATTGCGTCACATAATGCTATAGCAACTTATATGAATAATTATGATTTATATGAATTAATATATAATGCAAAAAAAGAAATTTTACGCTTTTCGTGAAAAGTACTAAGCTTTTGAAGTTAATAACAAAGTATGAGTATTTGAAAGATTTAAAAAATAAAATAACTAAAGAGAATTTAATGACAAATAAACAAATAAATGAAGCATATGAAAATATATATTTAGAAGAGCATGCATTACAATGCTTTAACGATATATTAATATTGACTGATGATAGTTTAAACGAAGCAAACTGGTTAAGTAAATTAGGTTTGCATGTTAAAAAAGGAAAAGGTTTGATTCAATATTTTGCTCAATTTGGTGCAGGTATGGCTAAACTTTTTAAAGCGGCAATTAAGAAAGATAAAGCAGAAGTTAAAAGAATTATAGCTACTGAAATTAGTAAAGAAGATTTAATTGATTTTGTGATGAAGCTTGATATGGCATCACTCCACATTTTATCAACACCGATTCATTTTATAGAAAGTATTACTGGATTGCATATAGCAGCTAATTTAGGTAATATTACAGATAGTGTTAAGACTGTTGTTAAAGATGCGTATGATAAAATTGTGATGCATATGAAAGATGTATTTGGACATACTGATACGTCGTTGGTAACATTGAAAGATTTAAAAAAACAAATTAAGGAAATATAAAATGAGATTTAGAGAAATATTAAGACTTTATGAGGAGTCAAACGAAGGCGAAGAAGATAAAGACGAAGAAGATATTGAGTCAACTGATGAACAAGATTCTGATGATAAAGAAGAGTCTGAAGATAATGAAAAATTATCTGATCCTGAAGATGACGTCGATAGCGAAGAAGGTGATAGTGAAGAAGGTGATAGTGAAGAAAGTGATAGCGAAGAATTAGAAGATCCTGATACATCTGAAGACGAAGAAGACGAAGATAATTTGGAAAAAGTTAATGAATTAATTGTTAATAAGTTTATAAAAGATTATAATAAAAGAATTGATTATTATACAAAACAAATTAAAAAAGTTGGAATGCAAGTTACTTTAAAGAAATTTATTGAAGCATTGGTTGAAGCTAATACTGAAAATCCTGCATTAAAAATGTTATTAAGTCTGGATACGGACGCAGTTATGATGGAAATTGAAGAACAATTAAAAAGTAAATTGGCAGATAAAATTGCTGGAGATACTGAGTAATGAATTTTAATACCTTATTAGAGTCGTTTCAAAATTTAGATATATCACTTGTAGGTGATGTATGTTTATATGATAAAGTGCCTAATATTTTATCAAAAGGTATTCTAAATAAATTAAATAGTAGTGATTTATCTATATGTAATTTTGAATCAACTTTAACACATAATATGCAAAATCAATTGCCGACAAAAACTATTCACTTAAATCGTTCTAGTGAATTTTTAGAAAATTTTCCTATAAAATGTGTTAATTTATCTAATAATCATATTTTAGATTTTGGTCATCAAGGTTTAGTTGATACAACACGTAACCTTTCAAAAAATAATATAGATTATTTTGGTTTAAGTAATAAAAGAAGTGTTGAATATAATATCAACAATTTCAAAATTTTAATACTTGGATATTGTAGTTCTATGTTTAATAGTAGTTGGTCAACAGAATACGATGCTTTTGATATAACACCTACTAAATTTGAAAAAAATGAATTTTTAAACGATGTTAAAAATAGTAAAGAATATGATTTAGTTATCATTAATATGCATTGGGGAAAGGAATACGAAATTGAAAATCATCCTAAACAAACATATTTAGCTGAATATATAATAGATAATATTAAAAGTAAAAATGTAATTATTCAAGGTCATCACCCACATGTTCAACAAGAAGTTGAAACATATAAGCATGGATTAATTTGTTATTCTTTAGGCAATTTTATTTTTAATAAAATACAAAAAAGATGTGCCTGTGAAAATGGAAAGATTGTTAAAATTAATATTAACTCAAAACATGAACTTACATATAAAGAATTATCTACGTTTCATTATGAGGATGATACAATAAAATTGCTACCTGATGGTGAAAATACAGAATTACATTTTGCATATGGTTCTAATTTAGATGAAGAACGACTTTTTACAAGAATTGATACACGTAAATATGATGTAATTGGTGATGCAGTATTAGAAGATTATAAATTTATAATTAATTCTGATAATCGTGCGACTATTATTCCAAGTAAAGGTGATTTTGTAGAAGGTCGTGTTTTAAAAATATCAAAGGCTGCAAAATTAAAATTGGATGAGTTTGAAGGAATTGTGCGAAATACATATACACATGAAACTGTGTCATGTAAAATAAATAATAAAACATATTCATGTTTTACATATATGGCACCAAACACAGAATTAGGTAAGCCTTTTAAA